GCCGACCATGTAGGTGTAGATCCCGAACCAGCTGATGTTAATACTTGACCTGCTGTTCCTGCACTACCACCAATAGTAAATGATCCATTGGTATTTAGAATTAATAGATTTGAACTATTTACTGCAAATGTAATAGAAACATCACTAGAAATACTTAATGCTTGTCCAGATGATGATGCAATTGCTCCTGGAAGTCCCGAACCAACACTTAATGTACTAGTTCCATTATTAAATGTTAATCCAGTGCTAAATGTAGTTGTGCTTGGTGCTGACTGGAATGGAACTTGATTTGCCAAACCACCCGCAAGATTAGTTGCCGATGATGCTGCACCAATTGCTGTCCATGTTGGTGTTGTGCCTACACCGGCTGATGTCAATACCTGTCCTGAAGTACCTGCTGAACCGCCGACCTGAAGTGGAGAACTTGCACCCGATAGGTTTAGTGTACCACCCATTGTAAGACTCGATAGTGTACCAACAGATGTTAATGATGATGATACAACAGTTGCATTCAATGTTGTACCAGTTAGTGTACCAGCTGCGGCTGTTACTGTTCCTGATGCACCCAATGAAATAGTTGTTCCATTAATAGTTGTTGAACTATTAGCTAAATTAGCATTGGCAATAGCGGTTCCATTCCAAACACCGGTTGTGATTGTACCAACACTTGTTAGGCTTGATGTTATAACTGATGCATTCAATGTTGTGCCGGTTAATGTACCAGCTGCGGCTGTTACTGTTCCTGATGCACCCAATGAAATAGTTGTTCCATTGATAGTTGTTGAACTATTTGTAAGAGCTGCATTTGGAATACTGCTAAAATTTGCACCACTTAGTGAAGGTGTTGTTGTCCAAGTAGGAGCACCTGCTGTCTCTTGTAAGACACCGGTTCCTTGAGCAAGGAATGTTGTTGTTCCCGGACCTGTTTGGTAAGGTATACTATTTGCAGCACCTAAGTCAATATTTGTTGCCGTTGTTGCTGTTCCTGCATTACCACCAATGCTTAAACTTGATGCTGTACCAGTTAATCCGGTACCTGCGCCAGTAAATGAACTTGCAGATGCTGTGCCGACAACTGAAAGTGTTGTGGGAACCGATACATTACCCGAAGTATTAATTGAAATTCCGATAACACCGTTTGCTGCCAAAAATAACGGAAGAGCTGTTCCAGTTCCACGAATACTAGTATCAATTGCAAATGCTGTTGAATTGATATTCATGCCAACAAACATAAAAGCATCGTTTGTTTGAGATGCTGCATTGTCGAATGTAATACCTGTTCGTGTTGCGGTTCCGTTAGGTATTACTTCTAATATTGTAATGCCATTTGTGACATTAGACTGGAACATTGGACGATTGAAGGCTGTACTAAAATCACCGGTAATATGTGATCCGCCACCTAATGTAAGGGTACTACTTATAGTAGCCGCAGAGGATGTAACTGATGTCAAACCAGCTAATGTAGTGCTCGATGCACCAAGAGCAATTGGAGTTGTACCAACTGTTACGGAACTATTTGTTAACGAACTATTTGGAATATTTGCAGTACCAATAGTTACGGCGCCAGTTGCTGATGAAACTGTAATGCCGGTACCAGCTACATTTGATGTGACACCGGTATTTGTAACAGTTACATTACCTGTTGCACTCACGTTTGAACTTAAACCAGTATTTGTTGTTAAGGATAGAACACCAGTATTAGCAATAATATTACTTGAGATACTAATACCAGCACCTTGTGTATATGTACCTGCTCCAGAGAATTGAGAAAATATAATAGCATCGGTGCCAACAATAATATAATCATAAGCCGGGGGCCCAGATACATGTCCTGTTCCAATATTGGTCTGTACCCATTGTGTTCCAATAAGTGTACCTTCCTGAATAAATGTTAAATCACCTGCTACAACTTCATTGGTAGGAGATCCATCAAAATCAGTTGCACGAATTAATTGCCAATTAGAACCACTTGGATCATCTGCTCCAAGACTTGCAACAGTATAGATACCGTTATTAATGGTTGTTGCTTCGTTCTTGATAAGAACACGAGTACCCACTGTCATCGTAAAGTATCCACCGATACCTACGGTGTTAAGAGAAGCATGTGAGGTACTTGTAAGTGTAGCTCCTACTCCACCACCGCTATATGTATTTGCTGGTAAAGGAGCAGTAGAACCAGTCTCGCAAGCTGCGTGAACGTTGACACCTGATGCAACGCTATCAACATAGGCCCTTGAGGCTGCTGATGACGAATCTGATGATTGAGTAACTGGTAAGCCGGTAATCGAATAGCCACCCATCGCAATAGCACCAGTCATTGTACCGCCACTTAGTGCTAGATCATCAGATGCATGGCCAGTTAATGCACCAACAAATGTTGTTGATGTAATTGATGTTAATCCAGCAACTGTGGTAGTTGTACTACCAAGTGCCATACTTGTTGAGCCAAGTGTCAATGCACCGGAACCAACTAATGCGCTATTTGGAACACCACTGAAGTTTGTACCGATTAATGTTGGTGTGGTTGTCCAGGTAGGAGTGCCTGCCGTCTCTTGTAGGACACCAGTACCCTGCGTTAAGAATGTTGTTACTCCGGTGTTAGTTTGATATGGAATACTATTGGCTGCACCACCGGCAATATTTGTTGCTAGGCCTGCCGTGGATGCTGATGCGGCATTACCAGCTAATGCGCCAGTAAATGTGGTAGCTGCTACTGATGTCAATCCAGCCAATGTAGAACTTGCTGATCCAAGTGATATGCTTGTAGAACCAATAGTTACACTACCATTTACCCAAGTTGGGGAACCCGTACCACCAGAGACTAAAGCCTGACCTGTGGTACCAACTGCTGTAAATAATGTTGTGTTTGGTGCAGATTGATACGGGACTTGGCCTGCGGCACCATTTGCTAAATTTGTTGCCTGAGGTGCATTGCCACCAAACGAAATTGTACTTATTGCTGTGATTCTACCCTTAGCATCCACAGTTACAATAGGTATTGCTGATGATCCGCCGAATGTACCAACATTACCGTTGACAGATGCAAGTGTAATAGGTAAAACTCCAGAGGATGCAGGAGTCGGAACAACATCACCGGAGGTTGTCAAATTTAATGAAATATCAATAGTCTGTGGACCAGATAGTTTGGTAAGAAGAATACCATTTGAACTTGTTAGGTTGGTATTCAAATAACCATATACATCAGGATTAATAAATGCATTTTGCCATTCACCGACACCAGCATTATATCTTAAATATTGCCCTGTTTGTTTTGTTGGAATAATACTAACATCGGCTAAATCTTCTAAGGTAAGACTCGATGGTCCGCCGGTAATATTTCCTAGTTGGACGCCTGCAATTTTGATAGCCATGTGTAGAACTCCGTTTATTATTTCAATTAAATATAGTATCTAATCGTTTATTATCATTATTTATCTGAAACATATCTTATTAAGTTAATGTAGCATATTTCCAGGTACCACCAATATATATCCATAATTTGTCACCACCGGAATCAGCAACTATTGGAACATATCCAGTAATAGCTACGGGTACACCTGTTGGTGTGCCGGTAGTTACAGGTATATAACCAAATCCTGTTGTGGCAGTAGTCACTGGAGATGCCGAACCGATTGTTGTAGGAGTTTCAAAACTTAATACTCCAGCACCATTTGTGGTGATTACCTGTTTAGCTGTGCCATCTGCCGTTGGCCAACGATTAGCAACTAAAACGAGATATTGCCCACCACCTGTTGCAGGGTTAATATGAAGATCTTGACTATTATTTGTTGTGATAAGGGCCGGGCCGGTATTACCTGCGTCAACAATCACATTCTTATTCACATCAACACTGAGTGTTAAATCTGTTCCTGTAGGTGCTACAACAGAGCTACCTACAAAATGTAAATCAGCTAAACGAGGGGCATTCCAAACGGATGATCCCCATACATTTAAAGAATTATTAGATGAATCAAGCCAATAATCTCCACTAACCATTGTATAGATTAAGCTAGGATCGACTGTACCCTGATATAATGTGACACCAGTTTTACCTATTTTGAAAAAAGGTATACTCGTGCCTCTGGCATTGATTGTTACTGACATTAAGCACTCCTGTTCAGGTTTGACCTGTCTAATATTTGCATATTAGTCTTTTGCTTGAGCTATTTATCATTGAATGAGTATATTAAGAATTTACAATGAGCACTATTGATAAATACTTGAAACGAGGGTTTAGTATGCCAAGAATTTCTCTTTGGAATCCGGTAAAAGGTACAGATTTCAATTTCATAGATCGCACAATAGGCGAAAATTATAGAATCGCCGGAGATGGTATTCTGGTACATATGTACGAAGGTCCGACAACAGATGCTGCCGGTAATACAGATACCTCCTTAACAACTATTCAAGATGTACTATTTCTTCAGAATATCAATAGAAAATATAATCCAAATGTTATTGAACTTAAAGGACATCATACTCCACAAGACGTAAACTATGATTTGGCGCAGTTTGGTGTTTTTCTAAGCTCAGATGTTATCCGTATTACATTTCACAATAATGATATGCTTGATGCATTAGGTAGAAAACTTATTGCCGGCGATGTTTTAGAATTTCCAAGCTATAGAGATGTACCTATATTTGATAATGCTGTTGGAATTAATCGTTATTATGTCGTGCTAGATGCACTCTATGCTGCGGCTGGTTATGGACAAAAATGGTTTCCACATATCTGGTTAGTAAGAGCGAAATTAATGACAGCATCTCCAGAATTTTCTCAAATTATCGATCAGGCCGCTTCTGGACAAAACGATGGTGGTGTGGGTCAGAGTATTGGCATTATGCCACCCGGATTTACTACTACCTCAGATGCAAATGGTAATCCGGGTACTGGACCTAATCCTAACATAACTGCTTCACTAAATCTATTCTGTAAGATTATTGGCATTACTGATGCTGTTGTTGCCGAAGCAGCATGTAATGCATTCTTTGATCCTAGATTCTTTGAAAGTGCTAACTTGTATATCTATATGGACGAAAACGGTTATCCTGTCTTAGGATCCTTTACATATTATGGTGGTGATGGTGCTGTGCCAAATTTATCAACAGATAATGCAGATAATCTGGTACCAAGCGGACCACTTGTTGGTGCAGGAATATCATTTCCACCAGGAATGACAGATGGACAATATTATTTGCGTATTGATTACTATCCTGAGCGTCTATTCCAAAAACAGGGTAACTGCTACAAACTTATCGAGGTAAATGTTTTGAAATCTTGGACTGCATACAATCGTATAATGGATACATTCATTGATAACAATCGTGATACAATTCTTTCAGATGGAACAGTTGTTCCAGAAAAACAAGCGATATCTCAAGTTGTTAAACAAAAAGTGGATTTATATGCTGAACGCAAGACAAAAACTACAACTGATGAAGCTGCACGTTCTGCCATTGCAGATGCCCGTGCTGCTAAGAAACCAAATTAAAGGACTATAATGGATTTCTTCTACGACGGGCAAGTAAGACGTTACCTATTACAATTTATGCGAATCTTTTCTGATATTAAAATCAGAAACGGTCCGGATGCCAATGGCCTTTATACAATCCAACGTGTGCCTATTATGTATGGTGATCCATCAACAATGGTAGCCCAGTTGATTAAAGGTGCCAGCGAAAATACAATGCTGCCATCACCTATGTTTAGTGCTTATATTGATAGTCTTAAAATGAACGATAAACGCAGACAAGATTCTCAATATGTAGGTAAAGTTTCTACTGTAGAAAGAGAATTTGATAAACAGACACAGACATATGGATCTGGTCCGGGTGTAAGACAGGATGTAGAAAGATATATGCCTGTTCCATGGGATATAGTTTTCAAACTTGATGTATGGACAACCAATACTATTACCAAATTACAAATATTTGAACAACTTGCTGTTATATTCAATAAATCTATTCAACTTCAACAGAATAGTAATGTTTTAGATTGGACAAGTATCTTTGAAGTATGGTATGATGATTTTGTTTGGACAAATCGTTCAATTGGACAAGTTACAGGTGATGAAAGAGATGTAATGAGTTTCAAGTTCAATGTACCAATTTGGATCAATCCTCCTGCTAAACTTAAGAGAAGCGGACTTATTGCTGAAATTGTTACACAGGTCTTTGATGTTGCTGATGTAAATGCTATAAGAATAGAAGCAACTGGCGAATACGATCCGTTTACTTGCTTTGGTGGAATTCCTATACAGATTGTTACTACTGTTGGTAATTACAGAACCTCTGTTGCTCGGAATGGTGCGGTTGAACAGATTACTCTGTTGAATGAATTTGGGCAGGTTGATCCTACTCTAAGTTGGCAATCCTTGATACAAAAGTATGGGCAGATTACTCCTAATATCACCAAGATTAGGCTAAAGCTTGACCCTAACCTAGATGTCACTGATTCTGACATTATAGGTGGCATTGAGCAAGATCCGTTGCATCAAAACATACTTATTTTCACACCAGATCTTGATACACTTCCTACTAATACAATTTTACCAATATTAGATATCATTGATCCAACAGAAGTTACACCGGGAAATGGTTTACCAATTGCTGTGGCCGGACAGAGATATCTATTGACATCCCATGATAGCGCGGGCGAAGAACCTGCAATTCCACCTAATGTTCCTACAAGTCCATGGGGACAGATGCTGATAGCATATCCAAATGATGTTATTGAATATAACGGCACTGCTTGGGTTGTAATTTTTGATTCGCGAAATTCTGTAGGCAAAAATTACGTTATAAATAATGCAAATGCAACACAATACACATACGATTCCACAACCAGAGAATGGACATATACCTATTACGGAACATATGCGCCAGGATATTGGCGCATCGACAATATTATCCAGGCCCCCGATGGAACCGTTGTCAACAATTACGAATAAGGTAGGTGTTGGAACAATATTTGTCTCTACAAATACAAACCGAGTATTACTAAATCTCAGGGCACCACACAAGACACATTCAATGTGTTGGTCGCTATGGGGTGGAATGGTAGAAGAGGGTGAACAACCTAAAGACGCATTATTCCGTGAACTTACAGAGGAAATGGGTTCTGTACCCGATATTGAAAAAATCTATCCATTTGATGTTTATCAAAGCAAGGATAAACATTTCAAATACTATAGTTTTGTTTGTGTAGTAATGGATGAGTTTGTACCAGAACTAAACGATGAAAGTTGTGGATATTGCTGGGTAAATCTTGGCGACTGGCCTAAACCAATGCATCAAGGTGCTAAGATAAGTTTCTGTAATCTAAAGGCTATTGATAAGATTCGTGTTATACTAAGTCAACATCCTAACGACGTCTAACTTCATATACCACTTCAAAATCCGGGCAATCATAAAACATCTGCGGTGTTAGATTTTTTCTCTTGGCAATCAATGCTTCAAAATTTGCAAAACTTATGGCATAATCGGGATCGGCCATTAGTGAAGTTCTAACAAGTTCGACACAACTCAATGCCTGATCATTCTTCAAATCAAAAAGATTATCATAGGGCTTGCCAACTTCTGTCTTAGCTTTATCTAATGCTAGAGTCCAATCTTCAATTGTCATATTCTTTGGCTTTAGAAGCACTACACCATTAACATCGAAAGCTTGGGCGAATGGTGTATATTCAACACCTACTCCAATTGCTTCAACAATTCTAAAATCTTCATCAGTCTTTACCTGATCTTCGGCATTCATAAATGCATGTGACCAATAACTGAACTTACCTGTAAGAAGAAAATTACCAATAGAAACAACATAAGTAGAAAGATGATTATTACGATGAGAAAGCATCACATAATAATTCCCAATAAGCAATTTTCTAATATGATCTTGTTCATCAGCAGTTAAGGTATTTTTTGGAGCCCAATGGATTTTGCCAACTTTCTCAATAAAGGCAACCCATATTTTCTGAAATATATTCATTTTACTCTCCGTAGGCCTTTGGCCAACCTGATAGGTAATCATATGTAGAAGGATCTGGACTAGCAAGCATTGCTGCTTTCTTTTGTTCTGCTGTTGCGAAAATTGTCATATCGGAAACCATTGCTGATTGGAAAATCTGCAAGGCTAATGCGGGTGTCATCAATACAAATGATCCGGACATTGTTTTCCACATAACATTATTGGGAAGATTTGCGCCTAACATAACTAATCCAATCTGCTGAGTACGGGAGAATGTATCGGAGTGATACCAGTTTGTGCCAACTTTATAACCACCATCGGTTTTTCTTCTATCTCGTTCTGCCTTAATTAATTCCCAACCATTATTCTGAATGATAGGCAACATTGTGGCATTATAAGCATCTACTGTAGGAGTGATGACAGAATTACCAGAGAATGTCCAATATGCTGGGCCTATTTGATTAGCCCATTCTTCATTATCAAACACAGGATCTATAATCCAATTTGGATCATTAACAATAGTTGGATCAGTATCAGTGCTTGTCCACATTTGTGTAACTTTGTTATAAGCTCTTGACATAATAATCCTTATAGAAGCTCAAGTGTATGAAAATACTTAATTAATGTGCTGGTGGCAAGAGTGGCAACAACCGAAACTTGAAATGTCTGAGCAGATGTACTTGCGACAGCAGAAGAACCTGCTATCGGTGATGCGGTAAACGGTGATGTATTACCGTTTGCTATAGAGCCAATACCTGTTGTAGGTGTACTGGTTGTATTAATCATAATAGTACCATTCAATGATTGAGCTGTGGCGGAATTATTGGCTATTAAATTTACTTCCATTTCCCATGCGGTAGTATTACCTGTTGTCATACTACCGGATGTTCCTACCCATAAATTAGTACCACCGTAACTTATAGTAAAAGTTAATCCACCGGAACCGGCGGTTCTTGCCCAGGACCCGCCTGTCTTAAATCGCAAGATTCCTGCAGTTCCAAGTGTATTTGCTGGCACACTAAAAGAAATAAGATTTGCTGCTACAAGGCTCGTCTGTGTTACCTGAACTGTTGATTTATCTAAAATACCCGATAAAGATAGCCAAGCTGTATCGTATGCTTCATATTGACCGGTTGTTGTATTAAATCTCAACATACCAGTTGTAGGTGCTCCCGGACGTTGAGCAGTGGTACCAACAGG